GGGCCGTCTGTGCTCGTGATTGTTTATTGAGTTGATTTGATTTGACTGCATCAGCCATAGCCCCTGTTGAAACGTTTGAAGAAGTTGGACGTATCGGGTCAGAAGCCTGTGCGGCTCCACCGGCGGCCAATGTTTTTGATAATCCTGCCTTTTCAAGATCTGCTGCCCTTCTTTGTACTGCGTTATCTTCCCTGGCGAACTGTTCTTTTCTTCGCCTCTTGGCGCCTATGAGATTAACCAGGCCGGTGCCTATATTAACAGCATCTCCAACAAGACCGATACCAGCGCCTAATGACATATTAGAATTCCCATAGGAACCACCTGATAAACCAGCACTTTCAGCTTGCATCAGGGGTAACCGTAGTTACTTTTTTCTGCTGCTCTTCTAACTTCTGTTTAGCTATTTCTTCCGCTTTGATCTCATGAAGTCTTTTCTGGACAGACAGGCGTGCGTTTGCCTCTCGAGCATCTCGTGAAGCCTCCGCAGGGTCGTAAGACCAACGCCGTGTTGGGTCTGAGAACTTTTCATCAACTTCTGCCATTGATCCAAAGTCGTACCTCTCTTTTCTGGCCATGCCAAGATTGTATCCGGCAATCATCATGTTTTCGATCTGTATGTTCTTCGGGATATATCCCGCTGTTTCAGTTATCTTTTTATCATCGTTTTTTTCGCCCTTGTAAGGGACGTATTTAGCTTTGGTCATTATTTTCATTTTTTTTTCCTTTAAAAATGATCTATAAAGCCCGGAGTAGCATATGCTGGCATCGGGCGCACTGCCTTAATTATGTTTCCAACATTTATAATAAATGGGTCTTCATCCTGGACAGCGAATATTCTTTTTGTTGCCTCCGGGTTCACTTCAAGGAACGCCTGGGTAAGTAATGGTTTGTTAATGAACTTCCTGGACAAATGCCAGTAATCGAGGGTATCCCTCATCATTCCGCACACCATATCGTGTTTTACACGCATTTCGTCGTACTGTCCCTGGTATCCAAATATTTTGGTATTTTCAGGAGCATTATCGTCAGTGATGAATATTTCCGCATCAGTGATAGCCTGTTCAGACAAATGGGCAAATTCAGGGAAGAAAAAGTCATACTTTGTCTTTCTAAGCCATTGCCTATTTATTCCCTGCTGATATCCAGCCTTCGGCATTATTGACATTAGCGTCATTACAAGGCCGTATTCCCGGACGTATACTTGTCCGGCGAATTGGGTATCTGCTGATATACCTTTACCTGCCAAGTTTGCCAGAGGTGTACCGGTATCCTGCGGTGCAGTCTGCATTACTTCAGATACAATTACCGGCATTTTTGTCCCGCCCAGATAGATTGGTCTCTGGGCTCTTTCGTCTCTAAGATCGACATTGAAATGATTTTGTATGAACTCTTTATATCGTACACCGCCTCGAGCGTTTCTTTCCATCCATTTCTGAATCTGAAAGACTGTACGAATATCAGAAGTATCAAAAGTCGTGGCTGTTGAAAAATCAACTGTATTATTATCGAGGCCAGTTTTATATGCAACATTCGAAGTAGAAACACCAGTATCACCCGAAGCTATAGCTATTTTTAAAGTATCTTCAACACCTGGTGTTACTGAGTTAAATACAGCTGCTCCCTGGCCCGTCAATGGTAGGGCCGGTGGAATACCTCTCTGCTGCCAAGGCAAAGCAGAAGTAAAATAGTCTTTGGCGTACGACCGTTTGAGAATAGTTTCATTTGTTTCCGCCACTTCGGCGGTAAGATTCTGATCCCGATAATATTCATTAAATATACGGTTATAAGCGATTCTTGGAAAATCGAGTGGTTCGGCTCCCGTCGGTAATACGTCGATCGGAAAGCCCAGGTAATCCCAGAGGGATCCCTGATTGTAAACAGTCGGTGTCCATGTTGGTATTGTTGCTGTAAAATCTCCGTCGGGTCCGCCGGAAATCCATTCTTCCCAGTCATCCCAAAGTATTCGGTAAGAAACCTCGAAGGTGTGGGTGAAGATATCGACTTCGTGGAGGATGGGGGCCAACATTGGCTGGAGTCTGCACACGATATCGTGTGCAATGGTGATTTTATCACCTGGTACGACCTCTTCGCAGAGGATCGGGATGAGCTGACCGAAATTGCAGGTCAGTTTTTTTGAATAGGAGAGATCGAATACCGATCTTCCAACCGTCGGATTCTCAATTCTTTCAAACCGAGCGTTATTTGACATCTTGCATAACCACCTGGGAAGGAGTTTTGACGATGATATCGGCTGTCACCGTGTCGTAATCTCCAACGGTATAAAGCCGGTAGTCCGTCTGGTCGACGGTATCTTTGACGTAGTGAAGGAACTGGCGTTTTGCAACGCCGTCGTTCACTGCCTGGTATATCGGGCCGTATTCTCCGGCCACTCTGTCATGAATGACATATAGTTTTACGGTCACTTCGCTCCCTTTTTTTCGTGACTTGGTGTCACGTGGCTATAAGATATCAAGTTCTCTTATAGCTTTTACTCCACAGATGTGTAGTAGTTTCTCCCATTTCATGGGAAATTGCAACCTTTAGTTGCTTTTTTGATGTTTTGTTAAGTAGTCACGCTTTCGGCGTTCATGGTATTTGATAATTGATAATTGTCTAAGGGGGAGAGTTTACACACATACCCACAGGCCGGTCGGTGGTTAGGAACCACCGGCCTGTGTATATGTGGAAAACTCCCCCAGTACAATTGTCGTAGGGGTAGGGCGAGCCGCTTAAGGCGAGCTCTGCCCTTTTTTAGTGTATATTTTTTTGCTCTTCGAGCATTTTTCGGGCCCATGATGTGCGCCCTTTTTCTTTCCGTGCTTTGATGACTTGAGAGATCATGTCGTTGCTTCCGCTACGCTCTCGCCACTCATTTTCTTTTTCGTCATATTCTGCACGTCTTTGGGCCGCTTTTTCATCGAGGCCCGTTATGTTTAGTTTTTTCACGTAATAACGTGGTATTGAGTGTTCTTTTCCCTCCACTCGCAGTCCCTGGTCATCCAGGAGCCTGCCGAGGTTTTCCTTCGCCCATTCTATACCCAGTCCCTGGGACATTAAGGCGAAGGGAGGGGGAGGGGAGGGAGGGCCGCCTGCGGCGGCCCGGGGGTAGTTTCCTTTTTCAAGGATGTATTTTGTTGCATAGCGTATTGATGCCCCTGTGCACGTTCCGGCATGAGCGAATCCATTTCCCCAGATCTTTGAAATCTGGTCTGAATCGGCTCGGACTCCGAAGCCGATCATGTGGAAATGGGCCCTGTTTGTGTTTTTGCCGTATTCTCCGGCTAAGAAGTATTTAATTTTTTTTGGCTCGTAATATTTACGAAGCCTTTTTATGAAGTCCTGTGCGTCCTTTTTTACCAGGACGCCCGGGTAGTGATCGTCGTCATATGTTAGTGTTAAAAATGACGTGTGTAAGTGATAACCACTTTCGTGGATAAGTCTGTTCGTCCATTCGTTTGACCTGGCATGTAAGCAAGAGAAGCACGTACCGCAAGGGTAGAGTAATTCCCCGTTTTGAGTGATAGGACTTTCGCATTGCATGTAGAGCAGCTAGAGGCGAGTACCGCCACGAGAAGAGCCATAGCTTTTAATCCTGCGTCCACGTCGTCGTTTTCTCATTTAATTTTCTCCCATTGTCTTGCAAGAAATTCTTTAATTTGACCTTTGGATGAGGCCATGCCTGCCGGTACCGATTTTAAAAAATCGTCAATTGCTTTATTTGCTTCCGCAAATGTTTCCGCTCCATTCAAAAAAGTCGCTATATCTGATTTTCGCGCATCTAACCAGTTAAATGCCGCTGGCGCTGATTTTTTAAATACCTGTCCAAGTCCTGCTGCCAAACTTGCTACTGTTTGGGGTATGTTTTTGAATGGCAGCTCTTTTGTGTACGGAGCTTCAAAATCTGCGAATATTCCCAGGTCTTTTTTTAATTGGTCATAAAGAGCTCTCTTCTCGTCATTGCTTATTTCTATGCCTTCAAGCATCTCTTTGAGATTTGTGAGGGTTTGCCTGATATTTTCTGTGTCGGCCTTTGTACGGCCCGTATTTGATTCCAGGTTCGATATTTCAGCTGTACCCTTTGGGCCCATGGCCCACTTTTGATAATCCTGGGTAGTTTTTGAAGCTTCAATTTGTTGATCTATAAACCTGGACTGTTGAGCAAGAAGGGCCGTCTGTGCTCGTGATTGTTTATTGAGTTGATTTGATTTGACTGCATCAGCCATAGCCCCTGTTGAAACGTTTGAAGAAGTTGGACGTATCGGGTCAGAAGCCTGTGCGGCTCCACCGGCGGC